GAGTATGTAATAGACTTCTACTGTGAATGACGGCGTTTCTATCTTGTCATTGATTTCGTCTAGCGCTTTTTGCATTGCATTGATTAGTTTATGCATTTGATTCTCCTTCAGTCGTTGATTAAAGTGCGTGCCAATTCAGCACCGAGTTTAGCCATTAGTGCTTCAGTATCTATCTGCCAATCAAGCGCAGTTATTATCTTGGCTATCTCTTGTTGGGTTAGCATAAGGCATACTTTCGTTGGGGTTGGTGCAGGCTTTGATACAGGTCTTGCAATTATTTTCTTATTCATTTGATTCTCCTTTGGTTAGATTTGACAGGATTGGGAACAGCAGTAAAGCCACGCCCTCTCGCCAATCCTGTGAGTTTGATTAAACTTTGAGTAACTTAACGAGTCTGCGTAACTCGGCTTTGGTGAAGTCTTTGTTGAGGCTCTCAGCACGTTTCGCTACTCTGTCCACTTGCTTGCTTACCTTTGTTGTGGAGGTTTTCTCCACATGGGTTGGCATGTAATACCTAAGCATTACTCGTGCCTGCTCCTCTTCCTCTGTGCCGTGTGAGTTGAAGCCAAGCGAACCTTTGTAGATACCTTTCTCAATCTCCATAGGCTTAACACCTTTCTTCTTGCCAATGAGTGTGGCAATAGCACTACGCAACTCCAACTGCTCGTCAGCGCTACACGCATTGAACACAGGCACGACTGAATCCATAGCACTACGAATAGATACACAGGCGTTGATGTGTAACTCAACAGCGTTGAGGTAATTAACTAATTTAACTTTCATTTGATTCTCCAAAAGATATGTGGAGGAAGTCTCCACAAACAACAAAGCCAAGCGAAGTGGCTTGGCAACACGACTAGCAATTCCTTACTAGATAACTCTATTATAACATATGGTATCATTCTACTATGTATAATTACCTGTCTGTTCTACCCCACCACTCCCCCACCAACCTGTATACATAGCATATAGGCTCTCCCCCAATATCACTATTCCTCAGCCACGATACAAAAAAATGTCAAATTCTGTAAAAAATCGCCTAGGGGGTGTCAAATTCTGTAAAAAATCGCCTAGGGGGTGTCAAATTTTGTAAAAAATTACCTTACTAATGTCAAATTTTAGACAACTACACATAAAAAAAGCCCCGATTCACGTATCGGGGCTAAAGACTACCAAAGGAAAAGCAAATGAGAAAGCACTTGCCTAGCCAGTATACCAAATATTTAAAAACAATGTTACAATCAATCCATACGCGAACCCACCGCGCAAAAAAGAGAGGTCAATTTGTTATTAGGGCACTTAGTAGAAGCAAACGATGCAGATTTTATCCCCGTTCCAGAAACGGACAGACCCCCTTTGACCCCCCTCAACAAGATTTCCGCATCACAAACCCTCAATGCCCAGATAAATACGGCGGACTGGCTTAAAGAAATAACCAGCGAAGACGATACTATAGTATCTAAAGCCCAAGAGGCAAAGGCCGCAGAAGCTTTCTCCGCCTTAATAAACGCCGACCCAAACGCTCAGCAAAATTTATTAAATTTACAGATACCAGAAGAAATTAGGTCCACCGTGGCTATGGTTAGCGCTTATCAATGGCGGTTTATTGAGCAGGCAGAAGAGATTAGATCGATGGCGGTAACTAAAATTGTCAAAGAAACCGACCACCCTGATGCCCGCATACGTTTAAAAGCGCTAGAAATGCTAGGCAAGGTAACTGAGATTGCGCTATTTACAGATAGAGTATCGGTTAAGACTGAAGATATTACGGATGAAGAGTTAGAGAAACGTATTAAGGAGAAACTTGGTAGGTTTATGGGCAAAGCAAATATTGTTGATGTTGAACCTACAGAGTTAAAGGATACAGATAATGATTAATCAAAAAGTATCAAATGCGATAGATGCTATAACTACTTTTGACTTATCTTTGGACGAGTTGCGCATTTTAATTGAAGTGCTAAAAACCTTACATGATGCTGAATCTGTTAAAAGCGATACATCTAGATTTATAAAACGAGGGCTAAAGTGCTAAGTCCTGAAGAACTACAAGCGGCACAACGCGCGCTACCGCACATGACTAAAGCTGAGAAGCTAAAGTTTCTAGAAGACTTGGAAGAAACGGAACGCCGTAGTGAAGTTGACTTAGCTAAAGATGATCCGATCGAGTTTGCTAAAAGAATATACCCAGGGTTTAAAGTTGGGCCACAACATAGACGCCTATCTAAAATATTCCAAGATGTAGTTGATGGTAAAAAGAAACGCGTAATTATTAATATTGCACCACGTATGGGAAAGTCGGAGTTTAGCTCGTATTTATTTCCGGCATACTTTCTAGGTAAATACCCTGAGAAGAAAATCATTATGGGAACTCATACAGCGGGTTTGTCAGAAGATTTTGGACGGCGTGTTAGAAACATGTTAGAGAGCGAGGAGTACCATGAGATATTTCCAAACACGGTTATCGCGGATGACCAGAAGGCTGCGGGCAAGTGGAGTACTGGAGCAGGTGGGCAATATTACGCCGCTGGTGTTGGCGGGGCTCTGGCCGGTCGTGGCGCTGATTTATTTGTTATTGATGACCCCCATTCTGAACAGGACGTTAAGTCTAATTCACGCCTAGCGTTTGATACTGCTTGGAGTTGGTTTCAAACTGGACCACTGCAACGTCTCATGCCGGGTGGTGCCATTATAGTGATTATGACTAGGTGGTCTCTACTAGACCTTACTGGTAGACTTTTGGATTATCAGATTAAAAACCCTAACACACTGCCTTGGGAACTGGTAGAACTGCCAGCCATTCTGAACGAAGATACTGAAGATGAGAAAAGTCTTTGGCCAGAACAGTGGCCTCTGGAAGCACTAAAGAATACAAAAGCGTCGATCGATCCAAGATATTGGAACGCTCAGTATATGCAGAACCCAACAGCAGACTCCGCTGCCATCATCGGTAGAAAAGACTGGATGGTATGGGAAGGTGACGACCCACCTAAGTGCGAGTATGTTATACAGTCTTGGGATACGGCATTTGAAACTAAGACGACAGCCGACTATTCGGCATGCACGACATGGGGTGTATGGTACAACAACGAGGATAAAAACCAACCAAACATTATTCTCCTTGATGCGTTTAAAGACAGGATGGCGTTCCCAGATTTAAAAGCAACGGCGCTTAAGCACTATAAGGAGTGGAAGCCGGACGCGTTCATAGTGGAGAAAAAGGCAGCGGGAGCTCCGCTGATTCAAGAGCTAAGACGTATAGGTATACCTGTACAAGAATTTACACCGTCGCGCGGTAATGATAAGATAGTGAGACTTAACGCAGTTGCTGATTTATTTACTAGTGGTAAAGTATGGGCGCCTGATACAAGATGGGCTAGAGAAGTGGTAGAAGAAGTTGCCAGTTTCCCAGTGGGCGAGAACGATGACTATGTAGATACGGTATCACAAGCGTTGCTTAGATACAGACAGGGTGGGTTCATTAGCTTGGACTCGGATGAGAAAGATGATCAATATTTTAGGGCGCGAAGAGCGGCATACTACTGATGACTACACAGAAACATATGGGCAAAGGCGTGTTGTTAGAAAGACTAACTTCACAGATGGCGTCTCAAAGTAACCCACCGAAAGACCCGGAAGCTGCTGCTAAAGCGGTGCTTATTGCTAGAGGCCATATGAAAGAAGATGGCACGTATACTAAACAAGGCGAAGCACGTAATAACATGACTGCTGAAGAGCGGGCCAAAGATAGAGCGTCTAAGAAAACAGGAGCTCCAGCTAGCTCATTCGGGTACAACCCCAAAACTAACACAGCAAAAAGGAGATATCATGTTTGAGTATATTAAACTATGGTGGCGTGTACGTAAAATAAATAGGCAGTGGCTTAAGCAGGTAGAAGAAACTGTGGTTGAGCAGGAACGCTATACAGAAGAGAGCGTTAAAGCGTGGTTAGAAAAAAATGACTTTGGGCTAAATCATAGCGACTTACAAGCGCAGTGTATGTCTAGCGTTAAGCACTCAAACAGTGTAATAAAAGAAGTTAAAATCTAAGGACAAATTATGGCAGTCGATAAATCACTTTACGCAGCACCCCAAGGACTAGAAGCTCTAGCGGACGAACCAGATATTGAAATTGAGATCGACGACCCAGAGGCGGTGCATATATCCGCCGGTGATATGGAACTAGATATTGAGTCCGATGGCGAAGATGAGTTTAACCAGAACCTAGCCGAGATAATGGACCCAAGCGATATGGAGGGCTTGGCTAGTGATTTAAACGACGATATTCAGAACGATATTGACTCCCGCAAGGACTGGGAGAAGATGTACAAAGAAGGTATTACGTTGCTCGGTTTAAAGTTTGAAGAGCGGACTGAACCTTGGGATGGCGCTTGTGGTGTATTCCACCCAATGATTACTGAAGCAGTTGTTCGGTTCCAGTCAGAGACAATAATGGAGACGTTTCCGGCAAGAGGCCCAGTGCGTACTAGTATTGTTGGTAAAGAAACCCCTGAGATTAAAGCAGCTGCTCAACGGGTAGAAGAGGACATGAACTACCAGCTTACGGAAAAGATGCCGGAGTATCGATCAGAGCATGAAAAAATGCTGTGGAACTTGCCCGGTGCTGGTTCTGCCTTTAAAAAAGTATATTACGATCCGAGTTTAGAGCGCCAAGTTTCCGTATTTGTACCCGCTGAAGACATTTTAATTCCGTACGGTACAAGCGATATTACTGTCTGCCATAGAATTACGCATAGAATGCGCAAGACAAAAAATGACTTGATTAAATTAATGCATGCTGGCTTTTACAGAGAGGTTGAGCTTGGAGAACCCCAGAAATTTTATACGGACATTCAAGATAAGAAGGACAAAGAAACTGGGTTTTCAGCATCCTACGACGATAGATTTGAGCTCTACGAGATACATGTGGACCTTGACCTGCCCGGATACGAAGACAAGGTTGACGGGGAAGAAACGGGAATTGCGCTTCCATATGTAGTCACAATGTTGCGTGGAAGCAACGATATTTTATCAATACGTAGAAATTGGAAAGAAAATGACCCAGTCAAACTTAAACGACATCATTTTATTCACTATCAATATATTCCCGGCTATGGCGCTTACGGTTTCGGTTTATTTCATTTGGTTGGTGGGTTCGCTAAAAGCGCTACTAGTATTATGCGTCAGCTTGTTGATGCTGGCACACTGTCTAACTTACCGGGTGGATTAAAGACCCGTGGATTACGGATTAAAGGAGATGACACTCCGATCGCTCCTGGCGAATGGCGCGATGTAGATTTGGGTAGTGGCAACATGAGGGACAACATTCTTCCTCTGCCTTACAAAGAACCATCTGCAACCTTGTATAACTTGTTAGGAACAATTGTAGAAGAAGGACGTAGGTTTGCTGCTACTGGTGACTTAAAGATTTCCGATATGAGCAACCAAGCGCCTGTGGGTTCTACGCTAGCTATTTTAGAAAGAACTTTAAAAGTCATGTCCGCCGTGCAAGCGCGCGTTCATTTTGCTCTAAAACAAGAGCTACAGCTATTAGCAGAGGTAATACGAGACTATGCACCAGAAAAATACGAGTATGATCCTGAAAAAGGTGGGCGCAACATTAAACAGTCTGATTATAATCGGGTGGATATACATCCTGTTTCCGATCCTAATGCTGCCACTCTTTCACAACGAGTTGTACAGTACCAAGCTGTTATCCAGTTATCACAAACTGCTCCTCAAATATACAACCTACCACAGTTACATAGGCAGATGTTAGAAGTACTAGGTATAAAGCATGCGGACAAACTAGTCCCGTTGCCAGAAGACCACAAGCCTACAGACCCTGTAACAGAAAACATGAGCGCTCTAAAAGGCGAACCGTTAAAAGCATTTATTTATCAAGACCACGAGTCTCATATTGCAGTGCACCAAGCAGCTATGACTGATCCGATAGTACAACAGTTAATTGGCCAAAACCCACAAGCTCAACAAATCATGGCATCAATGCAGGCGCATATCGCTGAGCACGTTGGGTTTGCTTATAGACAGAAGATCGAGAAGGCGTTGGGTGTTTCCTTACCTAATCCTGAAGATACGCTACCGCCAGAGATTGAGAATCAAGTTAGTCGTCTCATGGCGCAAGCTGCTGGGCAAGTTTTACAGGAAAGTAAAGCGCATGTGGCTCAACAGCAAGCCCAACAGAACCAGCAAGACCCAATTTTGCAGATACAAATGCAAGAGTTGCAGCTTAAACAGCAAGAATTAGACATTAAAAAGAGAAAAATGATGGCTGATGTTGCCGCTAAAGCCGATGAAATTCATCTAAAACAGATGGAAATTATGGACAAAAATAGAAACGAGCAAACTAAATTAGGTATGCAAGCCGGTAAAGATAAGCAAAATACGCAGTTAGAGGGCGCTAGACTGGGTGTTGATGTTGCTAAACACAAAGCACAAATGCAAGCACAAATGCAAGCACAAGTTAAATCAAATAAAGGAAATGAATAATGTCTAATGAAGCATACAGTTTTGTTGATGCCCTAAGAAAAAAAATTAGAGAAGATATGAACAATTACGCTGACGACTTGGCAAGTGGTCAGTGCGGAAGTTTTGAGCTTTACCGAGAGCTCTGTGGGGTGATACGAGGTCTAGCCCTAGCAGAGCGCCACTTACTTGACCTCGCAGACATATTTCAGAAAGAAGATAACGATGAGTGAATCCATCGCAGTGCCCACACAAGGTTTAATCCTTCCACCGGGAGTAAAAACAGCCCCCGCTCCTGCGCAACCAACAGTAGATGAAGAGTATGAAAGCG